AATATAGTAAATTTAAATGAACATACTCTAACATGTCATTAGTTCTAGTATCACAGAATAAATGTAAACCATGAAAACAATAGCAAGCGACTGGTATGTGTGAAACGTAGAATCGTGTCATTTGCTACCGAATAACGTTAATTTTGATGTTTGAAAACTGTTTGTTTTATCGAGTTGATACAAACGTACCAGACTGAATTTCAGTGTTCAATCTAGGATTTTATATGTACCCCTTTTAAAAAGTTAGTGTATCACTTTTTAAAATATGCCACCCAGATTCTTAGACGTTCAGAGAATCTTCGATGTATAATTTAATAAAATATAAAACAATTATAAACAAACAAGTCTATAAATAGTCACGTATGCATATTTAAAACTAAACATTTATATAGTTGAGAGCTTCGCAAAACTCAAACAATTTCTACAATTGGATAACAGGCAAAGTTACTTTAAATACATATAGTTAATTTTTCCGAAATTCAGGTGCATATTAATCTTATTAGATAATAATTTATCCCATTTGTAGAATCAAATAGAGTTTTGTGACGCTCTCATAGTTACTTAGAAATTAATTGCTATATATACTTATTATAAAAGTAAAAATTATATAAAATATTATTATGTAATTAACTTTTTAAAAGTACACATGTTTGTATAAAATCTGTATAAAATCTGTATAATATACAAAATCCATATTTACTACACAGTTTCTTCTGTATAATACCAAAAATTATACATATTTCATACAGTTATTAATACAGTGAATGACGGAGAATAAAAAGCGGATAAATGTATCAATACCTATAGAGTTATACAGTAAAGTTACAGAATCAGAATTTGGGCTGACAGAAGGGATAATAAAAGGTCTTGAACTGCTTCTTGATCCCAAAGAAGAGAACAACAATGAAATTAGCCAGGATGTATTGAACCTGCAGGAATCTAGGTTCAACGAATTAAAAGATCAGATCCAGGCACTTTATAACCAGCTACACGTTAAGGATGATCAGTTACATACTAAAGATGAGCAAATTGAAAAATTAAATGAAAATATGACCAAGCAAGCTTTCCATATTCAAAGTTTAATCCAGGAGAATAGCAGGTTAAACATTAAGTTGCTTCCTGAGAATACAGAAACAAAAAAACCATGGTGGAAATTCTGGTAACAATTTACAAGTTTAAAAGCTCACTTAAGGGCTCATTTAGGGTTTGAATATAACATAAGAATACACTCTGTGCCTGTGTAGAAGCGCATGCAACCATCTGTTGTTTCAAGTGCATCGACGCTCCGGTAAAGTATCTCCTCAGATGGGTTATATTCATCTTCTCATAACTTATCCAGAAGGAACTTATATACTCTGGCAGGATCTTGATGGTCAATAAAATAAGCTTTTACTGCAGCAAAATATTTGTCTGATTTTATTCTTTCCATTTTTATCTCTATATTTGGAATATTATTAATATACAGCTCATAGGGTTCCGTTGCAAAAAATCTGGCTATTTTACAAATCCAGTGAAAACCATCACATATGGGATATTTATATGCCATAAACCGGTAAATAATGATACAAAAAGCAATAATTATAGCCTAAAAAGGCAATAAAATTATTTTTGCAACAGAACCTGAGTATGAGGTGTGCTGTAAGAAAAAACCGTTTTGGAAATTCTGGTAAAAAATTAAGTGAAGAATTTCTGTAAGGGTTTTGGTACGTATTTATCGCTTGAATGTTTTCGAACTTCCCGTCTTATTGTTAAAATTTGTTTTACAGGCGCTGCACCTGTACCTCGTAACTATAGCCGCAGTTCTGTATCTTCGGTTTATCTGACCTGCGCCACAAGAAGGACATATTTTATTATCTGCGTCATTTCTTAACCTCTGAATCGAGTTGTTGCTATGCTCGAAAGGTGGAAGTTCTCTAAAGGCGTCTTCCCCTCTAATTCAGTTATACTCCATACGAGCGCATCTAATCTGTCCGGGCTTTTCTCTGCTCCTGGTACCCACTCACAAAGCTGACCTTCTAATTCGGGAAAGGTCCCAAAATGATGCACCTTTCCCTGTTCGTATAAAGCGCTTACCGGCTCCGCTCTTATGTCTTTCCCCCTGCTAGCATGAACCGCTTTGAAGGGTATATTTGAATCAATTGTCTTTAGGGTATGTTCGACCATTTCCCCGCCGTTGTTGGTCTCGCCTACTATTTTGTTGGCCTGGTGTTTGTGATAAGCAGTAATAGCAGCCTCCCCCCATTTTTGAGGCGTATCATGGACCGTATAATCTCCCAATATGTAAAAATGCCCGTCTTTACTTTTTCCTGCTGCAATTATGCCCGTATCATCTGAGCCATCTTTTGAAGTGACTGCAGGATCTACACCTACAACAACATAGGTAAGCTGAGGTATTTCATGAACTTTATTGTCGTCAATGTCTACACGTTTCCATAATGCATCGACATTATCATCTAAAAACTGACCTTCTAATTCTTGTCTGCCTAATCGAGTTCCCTCATATTTGCTTATGATAGAAGAAATAAACACAGGTGAGAGGTTTTTGAAATTGTCCTGGGTTCTTCCCCTGGTTGTAACGGTGGAAGGTCTTCCTGTCTTATCAGTGCGCTTTTCAAGATCCATTAAAAATTTAGTCGGCCTGGGAGTTGAAGTCACAATACAAAGAGGATTCGGGCCTTTCCTTAATCCCATCAGCAAGTTATCGAAAGTTTCTTCCACGCGGTTCCATTTGGCGACCTCATCCAACCATAAGAAATCCGACTGAGGACCACGGGCTTTGTCTGGTTCTGTCCCGTAATAGATGTGAGAAACAATGCTATTAGGCCAAATTAACTTTTTTAAAGAAGGGATAAACTCAGGATAGAATTCTTTAGGAGCACATGCAAGAATACCGCTTTCTCCATCGATCATAATGTCTCTTACGTCTTCCGCTGTAGCTCCTGCAAGATTCGGAAGAGTATAACCGCCATATTGAATCGCGCGAATGAAAACCTCGGCAGAGAGGCGAGTTTTCCCATATCCTCTGCCCGCTCTCACATTCCAGATAAAGCAACCCTCTGCGCCCCATTGATCAGGGGGAAGTTGCTCTTCCCTTGCTAAGAAGAGCCAATCTTTTTCAATTAATTCCAATTCAGAGACTGAACGATTCGCTAGAATCCTCTTCAGTTGGCTCGGTTTCAAGGACGCCAAGAATTCCCTTGAGTATCGATGATCGTTTCTTTTCAATTTCATTTTCCGGGATATCAACATTGTAATTCAGGGCCTCCGTCTGCGCTTTCATGTTTAAGTGATCTTTCCGCCCATAGTCCGCAGGGTAACGCCGTTCAAGTAGCCACATATCCCCCGCAAGGCTGCCCCGTTCTGATGCTGCTCTGATGCGCTCTAAACATTTTTTAGCGCAGGTAGCTTCTGAAGCTCTAACTTTATCATGAAAATCGCAAAATTTCTTATCCTTCCCGGCTGCCCCTGCTTTCATCCATTCGTTAAACGTCGCGAAAGTGATGCCTACGGCTTGACAGCTTAAGTTGTAGGATAGACCAAGCTCTATATTTTCACAAAAAACATCTGTTAATTCTTCGGTGAGTTTACTTTTTCTTCCGACCATTTTTGCCTCGAATTGTATCGTTTTAAGTTCATTTTCTTCTTTTTTGTCTAGATAATAATAGTTATCAGGAGAATAAAAGGTTTTTTTATTTTTTAATTATCATAGTTAATTGATACTGTTTTAATTCTGGATTTTAAAAAGCTTGATGAATGAGAGGCGATTTCAGGATTTTTCTATGAGAGTTAATAGAATCCGAAGGAAAGAAGATTTACTTCCTCTTGGAGTCAGCCATATCTAAAGCAGCAAAGATCTGAACTTGCGGATTCCTGCTGATTGCCTTATACATGGCTAATGTATCATGTTCGTGATAAGTGAAGATCCCGAAAAGCCCCATATGAAATCGTATAATATCGTCTTCTTCTGGTGTTAGTTGAATATGCTCTCCTATCCTTGAGAGCGACACGGTAGCATGACCTTTGATGCCCTTTATGGACTCATAACCCGTATCTGTCTCAAAATATGCATTAACCTTGCACAAGTCATGCAAAAGCCCACAGATGACC